TATCGGCCGGTGGCGGCCGAGCTGGAGATCATGCGGGCCGAGCAGGGGGGCAGCGACGGCCGGACCGTGTTCGGCATCCTCGTCCCGTGGAACCACCCGCAGCGCATCGACGAGAACCTGCGCGAGCAGTTCGAGCCGGGCGGGGCCAATCACGTGATCGAGGCCGGGGAGCGCGGCCGGGCGCCGGGCGGGCTGCCCGCCTACCGGATGCACTTCGCCCGGGAGCACGTCCGCCAGGGCGGCTCCGCGTGCGGCCGGACGCAACTCCTGCGCAACGACGCGGCCGGGCTCTACGGCGAGTGGCGGGTGTCCCGGACGGCCACCGGTGACGAGCTGATCGAGCTGATCAAGGACGGGGTCTACCGCGAGCTGTCGGTGGGGTTCCGGTGTGCCCCGTCGTGGTCGCGCACGCTGCCGGACGGGACCGTGTCGCGCCAGCGGTTCGACCCGTTCGAGGCGGCGGCGGTGCTGCGCGGGGCATACGCGGACGCGGCCGTCGTGACCGGCGTGCGGGACGAGGACGAGGCCGAGGTGCTCGCCAGGCCCCGGCTCACCCGGGCCCGGCTGGCGCTGGCGGACTGGCCGGTCGCGTGATCGGTTCGTTGACCGTTCGGTGTCAACGCGCGTAGGTTCCCTGATCGATTCCCGGTTCCCCGGCGAACGCTGATCGGCTTCCTGCCCGCGGTGAGCATCTCCCGCGGCCCAGCACCCCGACGGCCCTCGGTCTCGGCAGCCCGGTCCCTCACCCCTGCCCCCTGACCGGGAGTGCCTGCCATGTTCGTGCGTCTGTTTCTGCTGGCCACTGCCCTCACGCTGCACCGTCGGGCGCCCGGGGGCTCCGCCGTACTCACCCGGCGCCGCGAGGAGTTCCGGACCGTGCACGAGCGGGCCCGCGGGGTCGTCGAGACGGCCGCGGGCGAGAACGACGGCGCGGGCCGGGACCTGACCGAGGCCGAACTCGCGGCCGTCACCGCCGATCGCGAGCGCGCCGAGGCGCTCTCCGCGGAGATCGAGCAGCTCGTCGAGGACGAGCTGCGCGCGGCCCGGGTGGCGGCGGGCTACGCCGAGATCGGCGGTCCGGCCGAGACCGAGAACGCGGGCGGAGAGGGCCAGGAACGCTCCGAACACGACACCTCGGGCAGCGGGGCCGGGTCGTCCTCGACGAGCGCGCAGGACCGGGATCCGGGCCACTACCGCAGCGCGGCCGAGGGCGGCACGAACTCGTTTTTCACCGACCTGGTCCGGGCCCGCGAGGGCGACGACGACGCGGCCCGGCGGCTCCAGGAGCACAACCGCGCGCTGTCCACCACGGTCAGCGGCGCGGGCATCGTGCCGCCCCGGTGGCTCACGCAGGAGTACGAGGCACTGGCCCGGCAGGGCCGGGTGGTGGCCGAGCTGGTCCGGCACATCCCGATCAGCGATCCCACCCCGATGACGCTGCCGCGCCAGACGGCCGGGACCGATGCGGTACTCGCCGAGCAGGCGACCGAGAACGTGCACCCGGACGAGACCGATGCGTTCGCGACCAACGTCGACACGGTCACTCCCAAGCCGACCAGCGGGATCCAGGTCGTCTCCCGGCAGATGATCGACTCGACCAACCCGGCGGTCGACGCGCTGATCTACGGCGACATGCTGTCGGTCTACAACCGCAAGATCGAGGACAAGGTGACGGCGGCGCTGGTCGTGGCCGCGGGTACGGCGGCGGCGACGATCGCCACCGAGGCGGGGTTCACCGCGGCGGCGGCCGAGGACGCGATCACCGATGCGGCCATCGCGGTCTGGAACGGGCGCAAGCTGCCCGCGGACGCGCTGGCGATGCGGATCTCCCGGTGGGGCCGGTTCATGAAGTTCCGGGACAGCGCGGGGCGGCGGCTCTACCCGGCCGAGGGCGAACTCGTGAACGTCTCGGGCCGCGGGTCGGTGCAGGTTCCCGGCTCGGTCGGCGGGATGGGCGTGGCGGCCACCGATGGCCTGGGAATCGGCTCGGGCACCGCCTACCCGGAGAACATTCTCGTATTCCGCAGCGGCGACACGATTCTTTTCGAGGGCTCCGTTCTGCGATTCCGCTACGAGGAAGTGGCGGGCCCGGAATCTATCAAGCTCGGCGTCTGGGCCTATTCCGCCGTCATCGTGCGGCAGGCGGCTCATTCCGTCCGCCGTGTCGAGATCACGGCCGCGACCTGAGAAGGGAATCGAGACCATGGCTGACGAGACCAGCACCTCCGCATCGTCCGCAGAGACCACCCCGGCCGCGACGGATCCGGACTCCGGAACCAAGGGCACCACGACCGGCACCAGCACCACCGGCGGCACCACCGCCACCGCCAGCGACACGGGCTCTCAGAGCGCCGTGAGCGCGGCCGAGGCGGGCGGGGAGGCCGGGGCACCGGGCAGCGGCGGCCACGAGCCCAGGGGCGGCGCAGGGCCCGAGGGCGGCCCGGTCCCGGGCGACCCGTCGAGCGAGCCGGTGGCCACCGCGGCGCAGAGCCACGTCAAGGGCCGGGTCGGGCCGCCGTCGATCGCGCAGGACGCGCGGGCCACCTGGCACACGCCCGAGGTCGAGCAGATCGAGCCGGGCCAGATCGCCCCGGCCGAGACACCGATGCTCGGCGGGCCGATCACGCTGCCGGGGCTGCCCGATCAGCTCGGCGCGGGCCCGTACGGCACCGACACCCCGGCCGACGAGCATCCGGCCACGGTGCACGCGACGACCCCGGGCACCGACAAGCCGGGGCCCAACGAGCTGCCCGCGGGCGCTCCGCTGCCGGGCGACAAGGCGTCGTCGTCCTCGCTCGGGGGGTCCGGCTCCGGTGACACAGGGTCATCCGGTACGCAGGGCGCGGGCACGACCTCGACGACGTCGGGCCCCTCGGGCTCGCCCACCCTCCCTACCGAGGGCTCGGCGTCGTCCACCTCGCCCGGGTCCGCCGGGGGCACCGAGACGGCGGACTCGGGCTCTGGCGGACCCGCCACGGGCCCGGCCGAGTCGTCCGGAACGTCCGAGCCGAGCGGCTCGGCCGGGTCCTCCACGTAGGCGCCGGTCATGCCGTGGGCGCCGAGCTACGCGACCGTCGACGAACTCACCGACTTCGTCCGCATCCCTGACGATGCCGACGATGCGGTGATCACGGCGGCGCTGGCCGGTGCCTCGCGGATGATCGATCACGCCTGCGACCCGCGGCCGGGGCACTGGCGGCAGTTCGGCCGGACCGACACCCCGGACGCGCGCTACTTCACCCCGTCCCGGCGCGGCTACGACGGCCCGGTCCGCGATCAGTGGGTGGCCCTGGTCGACGACGTCGCCAGTGAGGTCGGGCTCGAAGTGGCGGCCGACCTCACTGGGGACGGGGCCTACGTCGAGATCACCGGGACCACCCTGCTGCCGCGCAACGTGAACGGGCAGGGCCTCCCGTGGACCTCGGTGCTGTTCGCGGGCAGCTCGATGCCCTGTCCCCCGCTGATCGCGGACTCGGTCAAGGTCACCGCCGAGTGGGGCTGGCCCGCCGTCCCGGTGGCGATCCACGAGGCGTGCATGATCCAGGCGTCCCGGCTGATCAGTCGTCGGGACGCGCCGTTCGGCGTGGCCGGGTCGCCCGAGGTCGGCTCCGAGGTGCGCCTCCTGGCCCGGCTCGATCCCGACGTGGAAACCCTCGTGCGCCCGTTCGTCCGCAAGATCGGGACGGTGCTGGCGTGAGGCTGACCGAGATCATGGATCACCTGGCGCTGGCCTGCGGCGAGATCGACGGCCTGCGGGTCACGCCCTATCCGGAGAACCGGGTGAATCCCCCGCAGGCGATGGTCTCCTATCCGCGGCGCTATTCCTATGACGAGTCGTTCGGCAATGGCACCGAGGACGTAGAGATATCCGTCGTCGTGTTCGTCGGCGGGCGCGATGCGGGGGCGGTCCGCGATGCTCTCGGGCAGTACGTCGACGGAATCGGCGGAACCTCTATCAAGCAAGCCATTGAATCGCACATCACGACCGTGTGGGACATCGCGCACGTGATGGATGCGGAGTTCATCATCGCCACCGTGGCCGGTGTCGAATACCAATCGGCAATGTTCCGGGTGCGTGTCCTCGGAAAGGGGAAATGACAATGGGCGTCGTGCACGGTAAGGGTGTCGTCGTCTCGGTCGATGCCAAGGATCTCAGCGTCTACGGCACATCGTGTGAATACGAACTCAAGGCGGATTCGCACGATGTCACCACGTTCGGGAACGACACCAAGGTATTCGCGGGCGGGCTCAAGGAATCCTCGATGAAGATCGAGGGGATCTACGACGACACCGAGACCACCGGGCCCCGGGCGGTACTGGAACCGCTGGTCGGCACGATCGCGGAGATGATCTACAAGCCGGAGGGCGCGAGCGCCGGGCCTACCCGCACGTTCGACGCGCTGTGCACCACCTACACCGAGACGGCCCCGGTCGCGGACATGATCAAGTTTTCCGCGCAGTTCCAGGGCTCCGGGGCGGTGGCGACCACCGACCCCCCTTAGTTCTCAGCGTTGACAGCCGGGCGTCAACGCCGAGCGAGGCCGAACCGGACGAGCAGCCCGTCCCGGAACCGGCCCCGGATCCGGCACCGCAGGAGACCAGCGAGATCACGACATCGGACACGTGAGGTGAGACGGCAGTGAGTGACGAGATCGAGAGCAGCGGCGTCGCGACCATCGGCGAGATCGACCCGGGGCAGATCGTCGACAAAGCGGCGCTGCTGGCCCCCGGGACAGGGTTCGGGCTCGTCGACTTCCCGGTTCCCGGGCTCGGCGTGATCAAGATCAAGGCCCTGTCCCGGGCGCAGGCCATG